AAATGGGTGAACGACATGAAGCGCGATTTACCGCCGCTCACCTTCATGACCTCCATCCTCTGCAAGCCCATCGGCATCGTGAAGGACGGTTTTTATTCCTCGCTGACCCCGGCGCACAAATACCATGCGGTGAACTACAGTTACCTCGACAACCTGGAGTATCAGTTCGACAAGTTGAAAACGCCCTGTTCGCTATCCGATGCCGATGTGGAAACGGAAATGCCAATCTGCGTGGCCTTCGATGCCAACGCCAACATCAACTGGCTGGTGGCCGGGCAACCGCAGGAGCGTAAATTGAAAGTCCTGAAATCCTTCTTTGTGAAGTTCGAACGCAAACTACCGGAACTTGTGGACGACTTTTGCGAATACTACCGACATCACAAGAACAAATCCGTGGTGTTCTACTACGATCATACCTTCCTGGCGAGCAACTATGCGGTAAACAACGAAGACTTTGCTTGGGTCATCGAGCACCAGTTCGTCAAGAACGGCTGGACGGTAAACCGCGTGTACATCGGCCAGACAATGCGACCCATGGAACGCTATCTCCTTATCAATAGAATGTTGAGCGGACGAGCCAACCTGCGGCCCGTATTCAATGAAACGAACAACGAGGACTTGCTCATCTCCATCCAGACAGCTGGCGTGTACAACGGTGCCAAAGACAAGCGTGGCGAGAAGTTAGCCGAGTCTGACGAGGACAAACTGGAGTCGCGTACCGATGGCTCCGATGCCTTCGATACCTTGTGCGTGGGCTGCGAGCGCTTCCCAAAAATAGTCAGCAGTCTCTTCGTTACATCATCCATGTAACAATACTTCGACTGCGCCTTGCCATCCGGGCGGGGCGGTGGAGAGCCGCTCCCAGGCAGTGCTGCTGGCGAGGGCTCCGCCCTTCGGGCACCTCACCAACAACACCACCTGAAAGCCGCTCTCCACCGCCGTTATCTTTCTACGGTTTTTATACTTTCTACGGTCAAGACCAGGCACAACGTTCATGGCTCGGAAAGGCACCTGGTCGGGCGGCGCCGGACTTGACGCCCTGCGCTCTCTCCGCCCAGGTGCCTTTCCGAGCCAAGCCCGTAGCGCCTTCACTTTCTACGGTTCTCCACAAATTAAATAATACTTCGACTATGAGGCGGTCCCGACAGCCCACGAGAGCCAGCGGGGCGCTTCGCGCCTGTTCCGCCCGCTCTCGTGAACTGTCGTTACCGCCCGTACGGCTGAAAAGGTAATAACACCTTCGACTGCCGCGTACCGTGCGGCTGAGAACGTAATTACCTCTACGTGCGCGGGCATTGCAAGCGACCGCCCGCAAAGGTCGGGGCGGTTTGCTGTGGCGGTCGGGGGCGGTCGGTCGGGGCGGTCGTGGTGCATATAGAGCGAAAAATCATGACAAAAGCCATCGGTAAGCATAGGGCGGTGGGGGCTCGCTCCGCTCAGTTCCGCACGCTGTGCGGGGCAAATCCAACGAAAACCACTGCAAATGAAGGGCTTGCATATCGGAGGGGCGAAAAAGGCGCGAAAATAGCCTTAAAAAGAGCCTTAAAAGCCTCGTAATTTACTGGTTTACAATCGTTTATAATCGCTAAAAAGATGTTTTTAAACATATATTTTGTTGCCTTTTTTCTTTGGTATGTCAAGATAAATTTGTATCTTTGTATATCGGAAAAGGCAAGGGAGCCAATTCCAAGTTAAGTCAAGTCAAATAATTTTAAAAATTCAAGAAAATGAGAAAAGAAACAAACCCCGAATTTTACGAAATGTGGTCCAAGCCCATGTTTTCACTTTATGACTATCTGCCCACGAAGTATGAGGCAAGCCCAAGAGAGTGGGCGGTAAGAGAACTCATTTGGGCTTTCAAGGACGGCAAGCGCAGTGATGAAGTGGCGGAGAAAGTAGCCAAGGCGCTCAAAGAAAAATTCGGGTCATTTACTGATACACTCACACTGGTCTGCATCCCAGCCCATGACGCAGATACCAACCAAGCACGCTACGAAGAGTTTTCCAAGGAACTTTGCCGCATGACTGGCATGACTAATGCCTACAATCACATCCACGTGGAGGGAGAGCGCTACACCATCCACGAGAGCCGCGACGGCGAATCTGAAAAGCAGTTCGAAGCAGCCTACACCGTATCATTTGATAAGGAGTGGTTCAACGGCAGACGTGTAATCATCTTCGATGACATCCTGACCAAGGGCGTAAGTTACGCCCGCCTTGCTTGTTTGCTGGACCTCTTTGGCGCTGAAATCGCAGGCGGTTGTTTCTTAGGTCACACTATGTTAAGTTAAGGGAGGGCGAGCCATGAGAGATATACGAGTTTTATCCGATAGCGAGTTAATCTACAACGTATCGAATAAGGTGGACACTATGGAAGTGGGGCAAAGTTTGTCAGCGTTTTTAGAAACGCTGACCCCCAACCGCCGGAAGATAGCAGAAAGCGCCATCGAACTTTATAAGCGTGAGACAGCCCGAGAAAAGAACCTGACTATGATAAGGGATAGCAGGGCGGGCTATGATTATATGTACCCCTTAATAGCAGATTTGCCCATCGAAGAATTTTGGGTCATCTACATGAACCAAGGGGCTAAGGTCATCGGACGTGAGCGCCTAAGTGTGGGCGGCATCTCCGGCACAGTGGTAGACGTGAGGTGTATTCTTCGGGGGGCGCTGATGAATAGGGCTGTTTGTATCTGCATCGCCCACAACCACCCCAGTGGGCAGGCAAGGCCCAGTATAGAGGACGACAGAATAACGCAGAAAATCTATAGCGCAGCCAAGGCAATGGATATCCGCCTTTTAGACCATATCATCGTGACGGAAGGGAATTATTATAGTTATGCCGATGAAGGCAGAATCGGCTAAGAATAAGCCCACAGAGCGAATTTTGGCACCCCATGCAAATGGTGGCGCCAAAATCGCCCGTTGGGCGATTTTGGGAGTTTGGAAGGGCTAAAGCCCTGGTTGGTTAATTCGCCATGGGCGAAGACCGCAAAGCGGCGCCGCCGCGGGTGCGGTTTGGCGCTTGTCCGTAAGGTGCCCAACGGGCGGATTCCTTGCGGGCAAGCGCCAAACCGTGCCCGCGGCGGTGTTTTAGCAGGGCAAAGCCCTTGACCTTTTATTTTTGCGTTTCATCAAGCACGCAGCAGGCGAGTAAACTCGCAGCCCTCCGGTCTTTTAGTGTAGGCGAATCATCCGCTATCTTTGCGGTATAAATGATTTGCTTATGATAGTAATTACAAAAGATGTGAGTGATTACATGTTCTCATCGGCTTTAAATACCTTTGAGTTCACGACCAATGAGGAATCGGTTGCCGTCACGATTGATTGTGGCGAGGAATCGATCCTCGAGGAGTCGTATGTGCCCGATAGCGATGGGCTGGTAGTGCTCTACGACCTGCAGCGGTTGTTGGAGCCTTACCTCTCCACGAATCTGGTGGAATCCTTCTTGATTACATTGGATGATGGCGGCGATAAGAAAACACGCAGCTTCAAGGTGCAGTATTGTGCCGCTGAAACGTGGCTGGACGCGGCCGATTTCATGGAAAATAATTTCTTAACCACGCTTCAAGGACGGAAGTCTACCGCAGTGGGATTTCGGGAGTTCGTCCATTTCTTTCTGAAATCCTCTGCGGAGATGGACGTCTATGCACATTATTACGATGCCGCCAGCATGGATCTTTTCGAGAAATGTGTGAAGACAAAGACCATTACGACCACGGGGAAGGTGTTAACGGAGGATGTTTCGCCGGCCAATTTCCAGTTGGTAGGGTATAGCTTGGTATCTTATCGGGTCGTTATCGGAGACCGCCTGCAGGAATTTGTGGTGATGGACCACACGCCCGATGCCGCTCCAGCGCTTGCGTTCACCAACTCCTTCGGGTGCCAGGAAACCATCTATTGCACGGGTACGCACTCCCTCGAACCGGAGCACACCCGCAACACGGGGTATCTGGGTGGAATGTTCCGCTCCTATGATATCGAGGAAAACAAGATTTTCAAGGCGAATACCGGCTCCCTATCCCATGAAATGGCGAATTGGGCGGATGATCTGTTGCGCAGCAAGGAAATCTACATCCTCGAGGGGGAGCGAATCGGGAAAGAAATCACCATCACCGAGAGCGAGAACAAGCGAACCAATGACCACGATAACTGCCCAGTCTACACCTTCAGCTACCGATATGCCCAGCGAAACCACAATATCCTGAGCGAGGCGAAGGCAGGGCGTATCTTTGATAATACTTTCGACTATACGTTTCAATGAAAGTGAAGGTTATACATAGGAATGACGCTTTGCGTATGCTGGAATCGGGGATTCCTTGCACGCTGCGATTGTGGAAGATGAGCACAGGCGATATCTTGACCTACAAGGATGCCCGGTGTGTGGGCAGTTACTGGAGAGGGGGCACGCATACGGTGCGCCTGCCGATGAGTGGGCTGCTGCGGACCTTCCGCGATGTGGCCCTGTTTGAAATTAACGGATTCAAAATATATATGTGATGGAAAATATTTTCATGCCTACAGAAATATTCAATGTGGAGGGCTCGCCCGTCATGGCGGCTATGGAAACGGTTTCGGATTCGGCGGACGTGTTCGATGAAGACACCGAAGACTCCACGCTGCCCGTACCCGGCACCAACATGAGATATGTGATTTGGGGAGCCGATGACCTGCTGCCCTATCATATTCTTGAAATGGTGGGGAGCGATGAAGTGATGAGCCAAAACAAGCTTTTCAATGTGCTCACCTGCTACGGAGCGGGGCTTAAATACCGTGATCTTGCCACGGGACAGCCTTCAAGAGAGCCGGAAATACGGAAATGGGTAACGCATAACGCGATTCCTACGTTTTTCCTGGAGCAGGCTACCGACATGAAGTATTACTTTTTCGCCGTTTCGGTCATCATCCTTTCACGCGATGGGTCTAAAATCACCTCGCTCCGGCACAAGGATGCCTGCTATTGCCGCTTCGAGAAGGCGGACAAGGGCAAAATCAAGCACGTTTTCTACGGCAACTTCCGCAAGCATTACGTCACGGAGCTGGAACAAATCCGCTTGCTGGATGAACGCGACCCGCTGGGCGAACTGAATATCCTAATGGGACGCGAACCGGGACCGGATGGCAGCACGTACATGCGCACCAAAGAGCGTAAGTTTGCCATTCTGGTGAAATTCCCCACTCCGGGAAATCGGTACTATCCTATTCCGAACTACACGGCTATCTTCCGAGGCGATTGGTTCGATATCAAGCGCCTGATCGGAAAGGGCAAGAAGGCGAAGCTGCGCAACCATGCGTCCGTGAAATACCAGGTGGAAATCCACAAGGACTTCTGGGCAAACCTGATGGCCGAGGAACATATCACGGATCCTTTGAGACAGAAGGAGCGCATCAAGCAGGAAAAGACGAATATCAAGAACTTTGTGGCGGGCATTGAGAACAGCGGCAAAGTCTGGATAACGGGATACTATCTCGACCCCAACGGCAAGGAGAACCGCATGGTGCGTATCAACGTGATTGATTCCAGCAAGGAGGGCGGCGATTGGTCCGAGGATATTCAGGAAGCCGCTAACATCACGTGTTACGGCGATAATATCCACCCGAACCTGGTGGGAGCCACGCCGGGCAAGTCCACGAATAACAATTCCGGCTCCGACAAGCGTGAACTCTTCACCTTGAAACAGGCGATTGAGGTTTCGTTCCATGATCTGATGGCCACGCCGCATAATGTGGTGATTGAATACAACGGATGGGCGGACAAAGTGGTGCCCGATGTGGAAATGATCCTGCTCACCACGTTGGACCAGCACACGGACGCCAAAAAAATTAGTTCAAACTCGAATGTACAGTTAGATGATTAATATTGATAAGGTTGGTTTTGAGAGCATAGTATCGGCGGCAGCGTGCGCCAGCACGCAGGTGTTCGATGCCATGCAGGATGCGCTCGACCAAGCGCAAAAAAGAGCTTTTTATGATGTGGTGCCGAAGGCAATAGTCGAGGCAGAGGGCGGTGACCTCGAAAAAGAGATGACCCGCTATATCTGCCTCGATGCCTTCTATCGCCAAATTCCGCAACTGGACCTCGTACTTACGCCCACGGGGTTCGGTGTGGTTTCCAACCAGAATGTGGCGCCGGCCTCTCGTGACCGCGTGCAAGCGCTTCAGGAGAATATCCGGAACGAGCGCGATGACAGCCTGGAGCGTATGATCCGCCTGTTACTGGGCAATGCGGATTGGGCGGGGTCCTTCCGCGCCATGCTGCTGGTGCCTTCGGTCATCTTCCTCTCGGATCATCTTCGGGAGTATGCGGGCATCGATGGTCACATGACCGATTTGCTGGGGTACCGCGCCAAGATCAACGAGGTGGAACTTCGGATTATGAATATCTGCTCATCGGAGCAATACGAAACGATCCTGATGCACATCCGGGCCAATACGCTCAGCGAGGCCGAAAGAAAAATCATCCTGCTCATGCGCCGGGCTATCGGTTTTTACCTGAATAGCCTGTGGGGTGGGCTGGAGAGAGAGTTACAAAATATCAGCAATTATCTGGAAGAAAACCTCGATGAATTCGGGGATTATGCATCCAGTCAAGCCTATAAAGTGAAACATTTCGTACCGTATGAAAACGAAAGTAACGATTCCACCTACTTTTTCGGCTGAAGAGAAGGTGTTGAACTTCACGCTGCCGACATCGTGGAGCGAACTCACGCAGGACCAACTGCGCTATGTGACGAGAATATTCAGCTTTTTCCCGGCTCCGGTGGCCCAGGTGATGGCGTTCAAGCGGTTCACGGGCATCATGTTCATCCGCCGTGACAAGCAGGGATGGCACATGCGCACGAGGGTAGGCAAGGATACCATCCTGTTCCGGCTCACAGAAGAGGATATTTTCGGGTATATCTCCAAACTGAATTGGATGTTATCGCCCGGCGACAAGCCAGCCCGCCTCGATGAAATCGGGGATTTTTGCGCGGTCGATGCCGATTTGCACGAGGTGCCCTTTCGGGATTACCTGGTGTGTGAGAATCTGTATCAGGGGTTCCTGCAGACGAGGGAGAACGGCCACATCAACCGGATGGCATCCATGCTCTATCGCGATAAGGAAGGCTATCATGCCGGTAAAATCGAATGTAACGAGGGGGAAATCCTTTCGGTATTCCTTTGGTTTGCGGCCTGCAAAAATCAGTTCGCCAAAGTGTTCCCGCACTTCTTCCGCACCCCGTCCGAGGATGAGGATTATGCGGAGCAATCAAACATGATGGACCGGATGAACGCACAGATACGAGCGCTCACGGGTGGGGATATCACCAAAGAACAGCAAGTACTCGATATGGATTGCTGGAGAGCGCTCACAGAACTTAATGAGAAGGCCCGCGAGGCCGCAGAATTCACAAAGAAATATGGCAAATAAAGAGGATATTACATTATTTGACGCCATCGGCTATTTCAAGAACTTGTGTTCGCTCAACCGATTGGCCCGCAAAACGGGGTTCTACCCTTGCTCCTGCAGCGGCATCGATTCATTAGAGGAAGTGTTGGACCTATTCCGCACGCACTCTTGTTTCTTTGCGGTGGATGATACAAACGATGGGGTGACGGAGCGCCGTAGCGGTGGCTTCTTTAAGAAGCGTACGTTTACGGTATTCCTGCTCCATCGCTACGAGTTCGGCAACATGAGCGACCGGGAGAAGGCTCTTTCTATCTGCAGGGAGTTGTACCGCCAGATTCATTCACGCCTGTTGGTGGACAAAGAGCGTTTCGACAACAATCTCATTTATATGAATACAGAGAACGTGTTCAGCCGCGAGTTGGGGCAGTATTTCCTCAACGGATGCACGGGTCTCTACTTCATGTTCGATGTGTCGGAACCGCTGGAGTTGATTTTCAACGAGGAGGAATGGGATGGCTAGAACCAAGGTTGGCCGTCCCTGGTTGTCCGAGGACGACAAAAAGAAATACATCGAGGCATGGGAAGAGGTGATGATCAAGATTTGGCAGGAGAAAATCGTGCGGCTCCGGGTACTCGATACCCGCGCCCTCCACAACCGCATCAGTGGTTCGGTGACGGGCAGCGGCACGGACTTCTCGGTCATCGTCCACAAATTCCTGCTCTACGGCATGTATCAGGATAGCGGCACGGGCCGCGGATACACCAGGGGCAACGGCGGCAATTTGGATTTTCTCGATCCGCTGAAGCGAGGAAGGAATCACAAAAACCGCCAGAAGTCGGGCAAGGTGACCAGCGGCGAGCCGCGCCAACGGCGCCAGTGGTTCAGCAAGGCCTACTACCGCAGCCGCATGGTCTTGAAAGAACAGATGGCCTATATGTACGGCGAAGAATTTGTCGGTATCCTGACGGAAGCGCTCGAGAAGCCCGGCCGCACAAGGCGGATTTGATGTCTTTTTTAAGGTGATTCAAAGGGTTTATTTTTGATATATAATAAATTTCAGATATATGTCAGAGATAACAGAAGCTTTGAAAAAGTTGGCGGAGCAGGTCCGCGATGAACGGAAGGCAGGGGCGAACACCGCGGAGCGAGTGGGTTCCTTGCTCGTGTCCATCATCGGGGCCATACAGGAGCCGCATAATATTCCCGACCTTACGGGATATGCCACCCAGTCATGGGTACAGGACCAGAAATACCTCACCGAGCATCAAGACCTCACCATATACAAGCAGCACATCGAGGATAATACCAAGCACTTGTCGGCAGAGCAGATTGAAATGATCAATAAAATCTCCGGCAAATTGGACAAGTCCGAGTTTGAGGAACTGTTTGAGAAGAAAACAGTGAACGGCGTCACATACATTCACGCCAAATTCAACCTATACTCCGACTACGATATAACCGCCGGCGGCATCGGAGGTAACGCCACAAGTGGCTCCTCCAGTACCGCCATCAGTTATAACCGGTTGGACAAATGGGCGGATTACTCCACCGACAAGGCCGGCTACGTCCTAAGCGCACTCCTGGGCTACGATCTTCACACCCGGCTCAACACCATCGAGAGCGATTACGCCACCACGGCATGGGTAACCAGCCAAAAGTATCTGACCACACACCAGGATCTTTCGGCATACGCTACCCAAGCATGGGTGCAGAATCAGAAGTATCTCACGGCTCACCAAAGCATCTATGCCCTGACCATCCAAGGCAACGGCACGGCACTCGGCACGTTTACACCGAACAGTGCAGCGAAGACCATCAATATCACATACAGCAATGTAGGTGCAGCTGCAGCCAGCCACAGCCATACGATAGCGCAGATTACCAATCTGCAGACCTCACTGGATGCGAAACTCAACAAATCGGTATTCGATGATCTCTTCGAGAAGGTGACGGAGAACGGCGTTACATACATTCACGCCAAATATAATTTCTACTCCGACTACGATATAACCGCAGGCGGTATCGGGAGCAACGCCACAAGTGGCTCCTCCAGTACCGCCGTCAGCTATAATCGATTGGACAAATGGGCGGATTACTCCACCGACAAGGCCGGCTACGTCCTGAGCGCACTCCTGGGCTACGACCTTCACAGCCGGCTCAACACCATCGAGGGCGATTACGCCACCACGGCATGGGTAACCAGCCAAAAGTATCTGACCACACACCAGGATCTTTCGGCATACGCTACCCAAGCATGGGTGCAGAATCAGAAGTATCTCACGACCCACCAAAGCATCTATGCCCTGACCATCCAAGGCAACGGCACGGCACTCGGCACGTATACCCCGAACAGTGCAGCGAAGACCATCAATATCACATACAGCAATGTAGGTGCAGCTGCAGCCAGCCACAGCCACACGATAGCGCAGATTACCAATCTGCAGACCTCACTGGATGCGAAGCTCAACAAATCGGTATTCGATGATCTCTTCGAGAAGGTGACGGAGAACGGCGTTACATACATTCACGCCAAATATAATTTCTACTCCGACTACGATATAACCGCAGGCGGCATCGGAAGCAACGCCACAAATGGCTCTTCCAGCGCCGCCATCAGTTATAACCGATTAGACCAATGGGCGGATTACACCAGCGACAAGGCCGGCTACGTCCTGAGCGCACTTCTGGGCTACGACCTTCACAGCCGGCTCACCACCATCGAGGGCGATTATGCTACCCAAGCATGGGTCACATCCCAAAAGTATCTCACGGCTCACCAAAGCATCTATGCCCTGACCATCCAAGGCAACGGCACGACCCTCGGCACGTTTACCCCGAACAGTGCAGCCAAGACCATCAATATCACATACAGCAATGTAGGCGCAGCCGCCGCCAGCCACACTCACACAAAATCACAGATCACCGACTTCCCCACCACGTGGGCATGGAGCGCCTTGACAAGCGTCCCCACCACCATATCCGGTTACGGAATCACCGACGCCTACACCAAGACGCAGGTCGACACCATCGCCGCCAAGTATCTGTTGCTTGATGGCTCATCCTTCTTCAATAGCGAGAAGTATCCCAAGTTCTATTCAAGTCGAATCTCATCCAGTGGAGGCGGCTGGGCCATGCACCAACTCGTCATGTATGCCGCCGACAAGTCCACCGAAGTATATCGCCTCGGTATCTATGGAGGAAACGAAACTCTCAACTATATCTTCCTCGGCACGGGCACATACAGCGCATCCAACAACCTCCGCATCTATCCAAGCGGTACGGTCACCGCCACCACATTCAGCGGTGCGCTAAGCGGCAACGCATCCACCGCCACCAAATTAGCAACGGCGAGAACCATCGCCCTCTCTGGAGCAGTAACGGGTAGTGGCACATTCGACGGCAGTGGAAATCTCACCATAGCCACCACGCACACGGCCACCACCATATCCGGTTACGGAATCACCGATGCCTACACCAAGACCGAAGTCGACACCCTTGCCGCAAAATACCTTCCTCTCACTGGAGGCACCGTGACAGGCGCCACCACATTCAGCGGCTCTGTCGCCCTCAACGGAACCACCACCGCCAAGGGAATCACCTCCAGCGGAGTGTTCAAGTCCACCTATGCCCAAGCCCTCTACGGCTACGTATCATCAGGATGGACCTACATCCGCCTGCAGAGTGGCAGCACCTACTATTGGGATATCGCCACCTCCACCGCCGACAGTTCCAACGCCCTCCAGTTCCGCTATAAAGGAAGCGCCACCTCCACCAACGGGATGCAGCTCACCACAGGCGGAAATCTCGGTATCGGATGTGTCTCCCCCACGTATAAACTCCAAGTCGCCGGAACTCTCTATGCCAGCGGTGCGGCCACCTTCGCCAGCACGCTTAAAATCGGCTCCGCTACTCTCTCATGGGACGAGGATACTCAATCCCTGAAAGTCGATACGAACTTCTATTCCGAGGGGGAAGTCACCGCCGGAGGCTCCACCGCCGACAGCGGCACAACCGGAGGCACGGCAGGAATCTCCTACGACCGCCTCGATGCCTGGAGCGACTACACCACCGCCAAGTCCGGCTACGTCCTCTCTGCCCTCTTAGGTTACGACCTCCACACTCGCCTCACCACCATCGAGGGCGACTATGCCACCC